CTGTGTCTTCTACTTTTTCTGTATGTATAAGTTCCCAGTTATCTTCATCTACTTTTTCACCTAATTCTTCTAATTGAGATAGTAAATCATCTCCTTCTTCATCATCAAAGTCATTTTTCTCTTGTGATGATAACTTTTCACCTGTTTCTTCTTCTCTTTTAATCTTTGTTTCAATATTATCAAGTTCTGTAAACTCAATTGGTTGTAAAGTAACAAAGTAAAGATTAAGATTTATACCATTAAAGCCTAATAACTCATTAAAGGAGTTGATTAGTAGGGTTTGAAATGGTCTAATAACAATATTATCCATTAAAACAGATGCAGTTCTTAATTCTTCTGCATTATTTCCAAATCCAGTGTTATCTTTTATACCAAGTAGTATAGGAGAAACTACACCGTGACCAATCATTATCTTTTCTCTTGATTCTTTTGCTAAAAACTCATATTGAGCATGAGCATCTGGTAAATGTATTGGCTCTACTGTAGATTGTGCTTCACTATCTTCATTAAAACATAGAATAAATTTACCCGCATTAGAAGAACCACTAAACTTCTCATATATTTTAGACTCTATAAGCTGTTGAGATTCATCTGATGGAATACCATTGTTAAAGTTTAACAGTAATGATGGTTGTAATCCATTTTGTATGTTGTTTATATGGTAATTTGATACTTCTTCTTCAAGAGAACAATATTGTAAACATCCTTGATAATCTACTGGAGAATAATAATAAAAACCAGCTCTATATGGTTTAATATAATATATTTCTACAGTTTCACTTTTTCTACCAAACTTAAATGCTGGTATTCTTTTAGGTTTATCTTGTGGTTTTAATTCTTTCCATTTAGGATGATAGTAAAATGCTTCTATCTTTCCATTTACTGCTTTTTCTGCTCTTAATGTTTCAGTAGGAAAATGTTGTAGCTGCATAATTTTAGTTTTCTGTTTATTATATACAACTTGTATTGCAGCTTGTCCAAGTAATTTTAAATCACTTACAATTCTTCTTATATCTTTATCTTTAAGAATTTGTTGCATTTGACCAAACTGAATAGCATTGTCTTCTGAATCTGTTGCGTTTAATCCTCTACCGTAAATTAAATCAGTAATACCATTAACACATCTTGAGTTAGTTGGACTACCTAAATATCTTTCTATTAATTCACCAAAATAGTTATTATCATCACCATATTCTATCCAATCGTGTCTTGGTGATTCTTTTATAGTTGGTACTTCGTACCCTGATAGATTTATTACTTTTATTTTGTTCATATTATTATATATTTTTGGTCATCCGTATCAGTACCAACATACTGGTTATATTTATTACTGTTTAATGTGTGGTCTGTTGTATTATCTGTTTGTGATGTACAGTATGCTTTACCTCTGTATAATAAAGTACTTCCTTGTTTAAGTTCAAACGAATAACTGTTTTCTGCAGTTAAAATACTAAATGCAATAGACATCTCCAAGAAATTACCATTAGATGATAAAGCAGATGTAATGCTATTTATTGTTTGTGTTTTCCTTGTTCCATCTTCTACGATAACCATAGATAAGTCACTGGCAACTGTATATGCTCTTGGTATTATACTTACAGTTTGAGATGAAGTTGTTGGTGATAATCTTATCATACTTATATAACCTATTAAGTTAAATATTGTTCAAAAAAAAAGAGGCAAATTGCCTCCTTTTCTTTTAAGAACACTCTATATTTAATCGTTAGTACCTTCAGTAATTGTAATAGTACCAGTTAAACTTGGGAAATCTGTAACATTAAATACAGCACCACCACTATTTTTCATAAATACAGCTGGTTTTTTCTCCATTGCAGTAAGAGTTAAAGTATAACCACTTAAATCTCCCATAGCAGCACCAGTTACAACTGTACCTCCTGATACATCTGCACCGTGTTCAAGACCTACCATCATATAGTTACCGTTATAATCTTCAACAACAACGTGAGGTCTTCCATAAGCCATTAATTTTAATTCTTTATTATCTAATTTAGATAACTTTTTAAGAGTTAAGTTAAGTGTTTGCTCATAGAAAGTAGTTCCGTTTTCTCTTGAAGAGTTAACAGTTTGTTCTAATGATGAATTTCCTTTTACTTCGTATTTATAACAAGTTAAGTTACCAGCTACATCACCAGTGTATCCACTGATATCTGTAATTTCTTCCCCAGTAGCGTCATCTGTTATATCTACAGTACCTAAATCTCCGTAGTTGACAAAATAAAGATTTTTTATTCCACCAACGACATCTTTACAAGGTTCTTTTCTTCCTTTTGCGATATCACAAGCCATAATTTTTATATTTTATAAAAAAAGGCAGGTAGTATCAATTCCCACCTACCTTTTTTTGAGTTGAACAATTATTTATTATGCAGTAGCGTATAATACTACTTCACTTCCAATTCCGTGCTGAATACCAGCAGTAAATCTCATTACGACTCTTACGTTTTGAGAACCATCAAGGTCAGCCATATCAATTACTTTTACTTCGTTTTGGTCAGAAAGTAATCCTGTACCGAAGAATAAGTTTGATTTTTGAGCTGCTACAGCATCACTTGTTGATAAACCAGGAGCGTAAACTACTTGAATACCATCAAATGATAAACCAGAACCCATATTGTACCATTGAGTACCTTGGTCGTTAGTACCTGCTGCTCCTAATCCTGAAGCACCAAATCCACCTAAAGCTCTAATGTAGTTTCTGTACATATCAGCTGGTAAGAAAATAGTCATATCTTCTGCACCATATACAGTTGAAGGAATTGCATCAGCAATTTTACCAAGCTCTGTAATAATGTTAGCTGCAGTTGAAGTTGTACCTGTTACATCAACTACATCTGCGTCAGCACCTAAAGTAGTGATGAATCCATCAAATTGACCTGAAGTAGCGTTAGTACCTGTCCAAATATTAGTCTCAATTCTTTGAGCTACTTTATCTGCTACGTGAGCAATTAAATAATCAGAAAATGAAGGAGGTAAGTTATCAAATGCAGAATATCCCATTTGTACTGCTTCCCAGTCACTTCTAAAGTCTTTTTTACATAATTCTATGTTTACTTGAAACTCCTCTGGAGTTAAGATTCTTTCAGTTAATGTTAAAACACTGCTTTCACCTGAAAAGTCACAAGCTGCATCTTTTACGATGTCACTTGAAGCAAGTTTTTTCATTACCTGTTTGTACTTTACATTAGGTACAATTGTAATGTTACCTTCTGCTAAAGTTTTACCACTTAATAGTGCTGCAGAAATATACTTCCCTGCAAATTCACCAGCATAAGTAGTAGTTATTGGTGTGTTTAAACTATTTGCCATTTTAAATTAATTTAATTAGTTATTAGTTATTGCGTTTAATACTCTATTGTAAGTAGTGTTTCTATTTGCATTAGGAGCGAACCTAACACCAATATTATTACTTACTTCGTTTTCTGGTGAATGAGAGATTGCTTCAGCAGGTTCATCAGCAGATAATTCTTGTGGAACTTCAGCTTTTGCTTCTTCTTTAGCTTCAATCATACCTTTTAATTTTTCTACCATTGATTTAAGTTCAGCGACCTCATCTTTAGTAGCATATTCTACAGATTCTGTTTCTTCTGGCATATGCTCATCATAAACATCTTCTTGTAGTTCTTCAGCACCTTCTTCTGCAGAATATGTAATTTTTTCTACATTAGAAGCAGGAGCTTCCTCTTTAATCTCCTCTTTAGCTTCTTCTTTTTTAATTTTAGCTTTAGGAGCTTCTTCTTTTAACTCAACTTCAGGAGTAGTTTCCTCTTCTTTAGTTGAAGACAAAAGAACATCTTTGATTTTTGTTACAATTTCACTTGCTTTCATAAGATTCTTATTTATAGTTATTACTGATTTTTAATACTTTGTTGTATTTTTATGCTTTAGCCTGGATTATATACCAGTTTATTCCATCACTCCAAACAGTGATACCTTCAAATGCTTTATTAATTTCATAATAAGCAGATGAACCATCTAATGTTTGTCCTGCTCTTGGTGATAAGTGTGCTCTTGTACTTACATCAAATCCTCCATTAGAAATAAATCTCATTATTCTGTAAGTGTTGTTTGCAGTTGTTGCATCAGGTAAAGTAAGAGTCATACTCCCTGCACCTCCAGACCAAGATAATTTTATCATTTCAGAATCTTCATAAGTAGAACTATTTAAATCAACAGTTTGACCACTTGAAACAGTTAAACTTGTTGGAACTATATAGTTTACTATATCTTTTATTTCTGCATATTTTGTTTCACTGCTCTGTACTACTGCTATTTTTTCATCTCCTTGAAGAGCTGTAGCTGCGTTTAATTCTGATATTTTTTTATCTGCCATTATTCTAAATTTATTTTACTATTATTTTCTTGTAATATAAAACTCCTATCTTCCTGTAATAACCAATTTGCTGTTTTATATATCGCTCCTATTCCTTGTGCTTCTAATGTTCCATCACAACATTTTCTTGAATACGTTCTTCCATCAGGACACAAACAAGCTCTTGATGAACTTCTTGGAGAAGAATAACTTAATGTTGCATTTTTTCTTCTTCTCATTTTATTGGAACACAATTAGGCACTTTTCTACCGTCTTTATCTTTCATACCTATCTGCTCATATCCATCCTGGCAAGGAGCTTTAAGATTGTGTTCCTCACAGGGCATATACCAAGTGTCACCTTCGTACTCGTGTGTATGATACCCTGAACAGCCAATATCTTCAGCAGCTCTTTCTGCTTCTTCTTGAGTTGTGTAAGCAGCTCTACCATCAATAATAGTTGATGCTGCTTCTATTGCATCAAGTCCTTTAAGTTTAGATGTAACCCAAGTTAACATTGATTTACCACCCCATAATAAATATGAGATAGTTCCACAAGCCTCATTATTTCCTTCTTGATAATAAGCAGAAGCTCTTGATAAATATGAATATATGCGTTTAAGAGTAGGTAAAGTAAATTTTTCTCCTTTTTCAAGTTGTCTTGCTCTAACTTTACCAACTTGAGTTGCACATTTATTATTTACAGCTTCGTTATATTTAATTCCTCTTTTAGCATTGTTTCTTGCAGATTGTGGATATCCTCCATAAGATTCAAGTTCTACTTCTTCAGATAAACTTGCTAATACTTCTGCTAATTCAAACTCTGCATTAAGTTCACTTAAACATTCACTACAAGCATTTTCTTCTATACTTTCTTTAGGTCTTTCCATATTATCAGCAAAATAACCTTCTATAGAAAATCCTTTTACTTCTCCTTCTTTTACTGCTCTCCATACATCATCATTTAATACTTTCATTGATACCATCCAAGTTCCTTTTGGTAGGTCAAATCCATAAGCAGCAGCTTTGTCTTTTTTAGGGTCTTCAATAAGCCAAGATTCTACTACAGACATATCTGATAATTCAAATGAATGTTCAAACGTAGAATTTCTATGTTTACTTTTAATAAAGAATAATTCTGATGCTTTTCTTACTGTATCTTCAGAAAAGTATATGTAGTAATCTTCATCATCTTCTCCTTTTCTAAATATCTTCTTATTAGGAATAAGAGCAGGACCCATTAATATTCTTTTCTCTGCATCTACTTCAGCAAGTTTGATATCTTTATGTTCTTTTAGTGCTATAAAGTCTTCTTCTATAGCTGGATTTTCAACGACAGAAATAGCTTCAATACCGCTAATTTCATTTTCTTCGTCTATAATAAGTTCTATTATTTTTTCCATATCTAAATAACTATATTTATTTTATTCTGTTTTAATTATCCAATAGAAGCTCCTTCAATTGTACTACGTTCAAGTTCTTGTGCAGTAGATATATCAGATGCTACAACGTATGCTCTTAATGGTTGTTGTTCGGCTTGTGATATTGTTTGAGCAAGTTGACTTGTCTGTGTTGCACCTACTACATTGAAAGCTGGTGGAGCTATAGGAGCTGAACCTCCTCCTCCTGAACTAACTCCAGCTAAAGGACCTGATAATGCTTTTATCTGCTGTTCTGCTTTTTTTCTTGCAGTTGCTATTTGTGCTATTACACCACCTATCATTGCGGCATAAGCTATAGGACCAGCTATAGGACCTAATTCAGTTAAAAATTTACCTATAGAACCAGTAGCTTCAGCTGTTTGTTTAGCTCCTGTACCAATTACTCCAGCTAATAATGTTTTACCTTGTAATGCTAATTTAGCAAGTTCTAAACCAGCTTCAAGTTGAAACATATCTCTTTCAAATTTTATTTGTTGTATTCTTATTCTTCTTGACTCTTTGTCATTTTGTTTTAATAACCTATCTTTTTCTTGTGCAGTAATATTATCATTATTTAAAATAATATCTCTTTCTGCGTCCAATCTGCTGACTTGTGCATCAAAGGCTTGTGATTGTATTTGAGCAAACTGACCAGCTTGTTGAGTTATAAAAGAAGCTAATTTTTCTTGAGCTGCTATTCTATCTTCAATTCTTTTTAAATCTTTTTGATGATTCTCTTCAGCTAAATCATCCTCAAAATTTCTTTGTCTTAATCTTTTAAGAAATGCTTCTTTAAGAGTTGTTTCTTTCTCTTCTTCTCTTTTCTTAAAAGCATTTACAGATTCAACTTCTTCTCTTTCTTGTACACCTTGAAGTTCATTTAATTCATCTTGAAGTTCTTTTATTCTTAATGTGAACGAATCATATTCTTTACCCGTGGTTGCTGTTTCATCTCTTAATTTTTCTAATACTTTTATTTGGCTCTCTATAGCTTTAACTGTGCCTTTTATAATTATTTCCGCAGGAGATTCTTCTTCTATTTCTTTAACTTTTAATCCTATTAAAGAAGCATAAAAAGGATTATCTTTTATAGTTGGGTCATTAGTTATATCTTCTATACCATTTTTAAATGCTGCATTTATAGCGGATATACTTGCTTCTGTTGTTTGTAAAGAAATTTTAGCATTTTCAATTTCTTCTTTAAGACCTTTTTCCTGAAAAAGTAATGTACGTAATCTCCTTTCATCTTCTTCTGAATCAATTTCTTTTCTTTTAGCAACAACTTCTGCTTCCTTTGT